GATGCCCCACCTGTAGATGCAGGTATAGAGGCACCATTGACAGATGTGCCAGCTGAAGATCCATTTGCAACACCAGAAGCGGGTGGTGAAGTAGAAACAGCACCAGAAGTTGATCCATTTGCTGTAGCAGGTGAAGGTATGGAGGTTGAAGATGAATTTGCAACAGAAGGAGGAGACGAGACAGTGGAGGTAGATGTTACAGATATAGTTGATAAAGCAGAAGAAACAAGAACAGAAATTGAAGGTCTTACCTCTAAAATGGAAGAATTAATGGGTAATTTTTCTGAATTATCAGACCAAGTAAGTGGTATGGATCAAGTTATTGATAAAATTGATGGATTAGAAAAAGAAATTGAAAGGAGAAATCCAACCCCAGTAGAAAAATTAGAAATGAGATCTATGGATTCATTCCCCTATAGTGTTAAATTAACAGATTATTGGGATGATCAAGAAGGTTATGAAGTAGGAGAAGAAAATAAGGAAGAAGATTACGTTATAACTAAAAAAGAAGTAGACGATTACAGCGCATCAGATATAAAACAATCATTTGATTACGATGCAGATGATGAAAATTATTAAGTCAGATCCCTCGTTTGACAAATTAACCTATAATGTGTAAATTTATACTATTATAGGTTTTTTTTTATTGACTTTCTAAATAAAAACACTTATAATTGTTTAGTTAGAAAAAAATAATTTATTAATTAAAAAAAAATAAGATGAGTAAAACAACATTAGAATCAATTTTATCACAATACGAAAAAAATAGTGATGGTGGTAAAAAACCAAAAGTATCCAATGAGGATAGATTAAAAAAGTATTTCACAGAAAAACTTAAAAAGGGTGAAAATAACACAACTAAGTCATTTAGAATTCTTCCAGGAAAAGAAGGAAGTTCTCCATTTGATGAAATCTATTTACATTAGATATGAAAAAATTTATTGTAATAAATTAAATGATGGTGAGCATTGTCCTTTATGTGAAGCTGAAGAAGCTTTAAAAATGGATGGTAGTAAAAAAGCCAAAGATATGGCAAAAGAATACACACCACGTAAATGGTATGTAGTTAAAGGTATTGATAGAAATAACGAAGATCATGGTGTTAAATTCTGGAGATACAAACATAAATATACTGGAGATGGTGTTCAAGATAAGTTAATGCCTGTATTCAAATTAAAAGGAGATATTACAGATGCTAGAGAAGGTCGTGATATTATTATTACAACAAATCGTAATGATAAAGGACATTCTGTAGTTAGCTCTATTATGGCTGATGATGTTGCATTATTAACATCAGATACCGAAAAAGCCAATGCTTGGTTTAACAATGAAGAAACATTTAGAGATGTTTATGCTAAAAAATCACCTGAATGGTTAGATATAGTAGCAAAAAATATGACACCTATTTGGGATTCAGGATTATCTAAATATGTCGCAGAAGAAGAAAAAGAAGAAACTGAAACTGCATCGTTAGAAGATGAAATTAATTTACTTAAAAATGATGTAGCTACAGATACATTAGTAAATGATAGTGATGAGGTTGATGTAACCCCACTTGAAACTAGTGATGATGAACTACCATTTTAAAAAGTAAATTAGTATGACAAAAAAACCAATTAAGAAGAAAAAAACTGATTTTTCTAACATCAGAAAAAAGTTTTCATCCAAGGAAAGATATAAAGAACAAAAATATTTTGACTTGGGTGAGGCTTTTCAAAAAGCAACAGGTATTCCTGGACCAGCAATAGGTCAAATTAATATGTTATTGGGTCACAGTGACACAGGAAAAACGACAGCATTACTTAAAACTGCGGTTGATGCCCAAAAAAAAGGAATACTCCCAATTTTTATTATAACTGAACAAAAATTTAGTTTTCAATTCGCTAAACAATTAGGGTTAGAAACTGAATATGTAGAAGAGGTAAATGAAGAAACAGGAGAAATAGAAGGTTATTGGGATGGATTTTTACTCTATAAATTAGGTTTTGACTATATTGAACAAGCATTTGAATATGTTACTGAAGTATTAAATGGTCAAAAAAACGGAGAAATACCCCACGATATAGTTTTTCTATGGGATTCTGTAGGTACTATACCTTGTAAAATGAGTTTTGATGGTAAAGGTGGAAACCAACATACTGCTCGGACTATTTCAGAAAAATGGGGGATGGGAATGGCACAACGTATTACATCATCTAGAAAAGAATCATCTAAATACACTAATAGTATGGTATTTTGTAACCAACCTTGGGTAGAACTACCAGATAATCCCTTTAGCCAACCTAGGATACAACCAAAAGGTGGACAATCTATTTATTTATCTTGTTCATTAGTATTCTTATTTGGGAATCAAAAAAGTGCTGGGATATCTAAATTAAATGCCACCAGTAAAGGTAGGAAAGTAAATTTCGCAGTTAGAACAAAAGTAGGGATACATAAAAACCATATGAATGGTTTAGGGTACGCCGATTGTAGAATATTGGCTACCACTCATGGTTTTATAGAAGATGATAAAAAAGCGATCGATAAATATAAAGATGACTATAAAGAATATTGGTCAGAAGTATTTGATAGTGTAGGCGAAGAAATAGATTTTACTATTTCAGAGGGTGATACTATTGAATCACCAGTTGAATACGCGGACATATAATATATTTGTTTAATTTTTACAATTAACATGAAAAGTGCAAATACTACCTAAAAGAAAAAAATACACCAACACACTACTTGTAGATGGTGATTCATTATTAAAAACCGCATATTATGGGGCAAAAAATCTTTATTATAAAGATACTCATATAGGCGGTATTTTTCAGTTCTTAACTATGTTAAGAAAAGTTATTAATGAAAATCGTTTTGATAAGGTTTTTATATTTTGGGATGGTCAGTTTAGTGGTAGATTACGTTATGAAATTTATACTCCTCATGAACCACAAGATCCTGAATTATTTATCCAAAAAGAGAGAGTAATCCAATATTGTGAAGAATTATTCATACGACAATTTCAAGATGAAATAATTGAAGCGGATGATTCTATAGGGTATTATTGCACTAACATAGAAGAGGATGAAAAGGTTGTGATCATCTCTAACGATAGAGATATGTGTCAACTGATAGATAATAGAGTTGCTATATATGTTATTAATTTAAGAAAAATAATAAGTAAGGATAATTATTATGAACATTTCAATCATCATTATACTAACGTTAAATTAGTAAAAATATTATCTGGTGACGCTAGTGACAATATAAAAGGAATACAAGGAGTTAAAGAAAAAACACTTATAAAATATTTTCCAGAAATTACTGAAAAAACTTTGACATTAAAAGATATTATTAGTAAAATTGAAGTATTACAAAGCGAAAGAAAAACAAGATTGAAAACATTAGATAATATAAAAAATAAAGTTACGATTGGATGTCAGGGTGAAGATATTTTTGATATTAATGAAAAGATTATAAATTTAAGAAAACCATTATTAACAGAATCAGCAAAAGAACACCTTAATAGTTTATTTGTTTCACCTATTGATCCAGAAGATAGGACAACAAAAAATGTTATTAAGATGATGTTAGAAGATGGATTAACAATGGCAATACCCGGTGGTAGAGATGGTTATATAAATTTTTTAAAACCATTTTTAAGAATAATAAAAAAAGAAAAAATTTTCTTTAATATAAGTAAAAAATAGAATATTATGAAAAATAATTATGAAAACCTACCATATGAATTTTTATTATTAATTAATAATAAACCAATAGTTGGCAGAAATTTCTCAATAAGAGGATTTAATAATAATAGTTTAAGATCTTTAGAAATAAAATATGTAATAGATGATGCGGTTGATATAATTAAACACCAGTTTAAGCTAAAAACATCGGATTATCTTTTTAAATATTATAATCCCTACTTTGTTTATTCAGATAGTGTTGATCATGTAGAACCACATAAAGTAGATATTTACGCAAACGAAGATATCTTCACTTTTCAAATAAAAGTAAAAGGAAATGTGGTAATAGAAAAGATTTTTACTGGTAATGACTACCCACCAAAAGTAAGGTATGATGTTGATATAAGAAAAATTATACCTAGAATCATTGCTACAATACAAAACGGATTAGTTCAGAAAAATTATACAAAAGAATTGTGCGGTTACGCGCTTTAAAGGATATTTATTAATATAGTAAATTATAAAAAATATGACTAAAAAAAATAGTGTAAATTTAGGTTATTTAGGTTTTAATTTTCAGATAAAATTAGTCAAACAGTTAATAGAAGACACAAAATTTTCAGAAGAAATAATGGATATTATTAGTCCACAATATTTCGACAATGAATATCTTAGATTAGTTGTTGCTAGTGTGAAAGATTATTATGAAAAGTATGAAAGTATACCAACATATGAAACAGTTTTTGAAATTATTAGGGTAGACATTAAACGAGAAATTGTTAGAGATTCTGCCATTGAAATAGTAAAAGATGTAAAAAATGGTGATAGTAAGGATTGTTTACATATACAAGATATCGCACTAAAGTTTTGTAAACAACAAGAACTTAAGAAAGCAAATCAAAAAATACAGAAAATTCTAGAATTAGGTGATTTTGACAGGTATGATGAATGTGAAGAAATTCTAAAAGAAGCTTTATCTGTCGGTGGAGAAAAGGACACAGGTATTGATGTTTTTTATGCTTTAGATGATGTTTTATCGGAAGATTTTAGGAAACCAATAGCCACAGGTATGGTTGCAATAGACAACTTAATGGATGGTGGTTTATCTAAAGGTGAATTAGGTGTTATATTGGCACCGTTTGGTGTTGGTAAAACTACTTTAGTAACTAAAATGGCAAATAACGCATATAATTTAGGTTACAATGTTGTGCAAATATTTTTTGAAGATAATCCAAAGGTAATACAAAGAAAACATATAACGTGTTGGACAGAAGTGCCGTTAAATGAGTTAACAGAAAACAGGGAAGAAATTAAAAAAGTTATACCTAAATTTAAATCAAAAGAGGGTAACTTAATTTTAAAGAAGATGCCCAGTGATGGTACGACAATACCAAAAATAAAACAATATTTAAAAAAATTAACATCTAATGGTAATAAACCAGATATTGTTTTTATTGATTATATGGATTGTGTTGTACCATCCAAACAATTCAAAGATGAA